TTTAAGATGTGGGAGCCATGTACACGGACCTGTATATGTCCGTTATAGTATTGTTCAGATTCTAATACACGCCTTGAAAATTGTTCTCTTGCTTCAACGTAACTGCATTCTGCTTTACTCTTACAAAGGTATAGTATTTCCCTTGTAAAATTTTCACTGCCTAATGTTTTTACGTCTTCGATTAGTTCCAAATTAGAGCCATAATATTCGCGCCAGTCAGAATCGACTTGTGATCGAATCTTCTTTTTGCGTTTGTTACCATTTTTGTATTTTACAGTTCTTGTTGTTGTTTTTTTAAATTTTGCTAGTTTTTTGCCTATGTACTTGCGCCCTGATACACAGTTTGTAATGAGATATACAAATCCAGCACAGTCCTCGGGTAATTGGTCAATATCTTTACCTTCATACAGCCAAGTCATTGGGGATTTGTTCTACGTCCATGTGTATTTTAATTATGTCATAATAGTTTATAAGTTATAAGTTCTGATTATTATACAACTTCTACATCCGTTGTATAACTGGTAAATCCGTTTTCTTTGACTACAGTTAAAATATTATTTACACGCCCAGCCAATTCGTCTTTGTGGCTGACAAGCCAGATACTCTTGTTGCTTTCTCTGCTCATTTTCTTAAGAATAGCCAAACTGTTTTCTACACCCGAAGCATCCATACCCGAATCTACTAACTCATCGATAAACAACAAGTTGATAGGTTGATACAGACTTTCCCATACATCACGGAAACTCCAACTTAAACTGAGGATCAAACGATTGCGTTCTCCCCTACTCAAGTTGTCAAAGTCTAACTCACGACCTAATTCTTCAATGCTTACAGTTAAGTCGTTTAAGAATTTGACCTGGTGTGGCAAACCAATACGATCCAGATACTGCGCCAATCTGCCGTTTAAGTAACTTAGGTTCTGATCAATGATCTTTTTACGAATAAATGAATCTTTGTTGGTCAACAGTTTGAGCAAGAACTCTTGGTGCTCTTTGACTCTGGTCAATTCATTGATAGTGTCGTAAGTAATCTCTTCAACCGCAGTTTCTTTCATTTCTGCGATCTGTTCACTGTAGGGATCCGGTTCTTCCTGTTTGGCAGTTAACTGCGTTAGCACACTGCCCATACTGCTTCTATGTTCAAATGCATCTGCTTCTGCTGAGTAAAATGTTTCGGGCCGACTGCCTAACTCGCCTATGTCTGCTACAGTTTTTGTGTGCTCCTGCCATTGTGTGTCATTTGTTAATAACTGTAGTGCGGCTTCTTGCTTTTGTTCTTGCTTGCTTTTAAGTATTTCTTCTTGCTTGGCATCGTGTATGTCCTGCCCACAAGCATGGCACTTATGGTCTTCCAATAGAGCAATTTCTTTTTCTAGTTTGTCAATGAGTTTCTGTTGTTTGTCGTTGTCACGTTCAATACTAGTAATCCATTTTGTGCATTCGTCAACTTGCGACTTTTTACGGTCATAATCTGCCAACAGTTTGTGTGCAGCCAATTCTGCTTCAATGTCTAACTTGGCCAGTTCGTCATAGGCACTTTGTAAAGCAGCAACTTCACTGTCTTTTTTCTTTTGCCACAGTACTTGCCTGCGCTCTAAACTTTCAATTTGATTGTTGATGCGCTCGTTGGCATCTGACACTGCTTTAATTCTTGCTTCTTCATGTTGAATGGCATCTTTAGTAGAACGATTTAGCTCTTTCAATGCTTCAGCTTTTTCACTCAGCATGGTAATACCCAGAAGCTGCTCAATGATAGCACGTTGGTCATTGGCCCGCATACTGAGAAAAGGCTCTGTATAAGTGTTTAAGGCTACAACGTGCTTGAACATGTCATGACTCATGTTGAGCAAGCGTTCGATTTCCTGTTGTGTTTCTCTGCTGTCACCTTGACTGTTGTCGTCTCTACTTTCCTGCTCTTCGTCGTTGACATAGAACTTGAGCACATTGGGTTTGCGTCCACGCTCAATCCTGTAACTCTGTCCTTCGCAGTCAAAGTCGATGGTGATCAACATGGCCTTGCCGTTGGTCTTGTTGATTAGATTATCTTTTTTGATGTTAGTCAGTGCCTGTCCAAACAGTGCATAACTAAGTGCATTGATGATTGTAGTCTTGCCTGTACCGTTACGTGCGCCACTATCATCGCCACCCAAGTCTAAGTTTTCACCTAACACCAAAGTCAAGTCTTGGCGATCAAAGTCAATGCCCTGTGTGGCATTGCCCACGCTCATAAAGTTTTTAACTGACAGTGTTTTTATTTTGAACATTATCGCTTATTTCTTTATAAATTGGTTTGAATACTTGATCGATGTAGTCTAAAATTATTTGCCTATTATACAACAGTCTACTTTCTAATTCAAGATTTATTTGTTTCAAATAGTCTAGCGGCCACTTAGAAACAATCTCCGCTTGTTTCATAACTGCCAAGAATCTTTCACTGGGATCTTCAATGGAGTCATAACTTTCATCCCAGTAATCGTCAAAAGTTTTTATTCCAAACGACTGCAGATATCGAATAGTTCCTACCGCACCCAATATGATAAAAGGAGTTGTACACAATATTGGTCTCAATATTTTTTCACTTATGTAAACAGATGGGTAATCAAAAACTGATTCGGACACTAAATCTACTGCGAATTCTTTGTAAAAATCAGATCCGTTTGGTGGTATATTTGGATTTATGTAACTTTTTGGTACAGGAATTTGATTTAAAAATAAAATTTCTTTGTTTTGCGTTAACGTTGTCCAATCTTCACTAACTGAAATCGCATTATTGTAAACATAATCCAAATTGTCATCGATATTGCTCTGATTTTGATTTGTAGGTATTTCACTTAGCATTTTAGTGTTTGGATTGTTAATTGAATACTGAATCTCCGAACAATTATTTTTAATGATGTAGGCTATAAGTTTTTCTCTATGTGCTCTTAATAAGCCCACCATACACAACATAGGATATATTATATTTTTCCTATATCTTATAATATCTTTAACATTGTTGTAACTATTATAGTTTAGAATAAGATTAAAAACTTCCGGTTGATCATTATTGTCAAAGTAAGGAATTAATTGTTTTTTAAGGTTACTACTGTTACAAATAAATCTAAAAACGAAACCAGGAAATCCCATAGATTTAATCGCTAATAATAGATTGTATATTGTAAAACTCAAAGGAGAATTTAAAAAATAAAAGTCAGTGTCGTTATGTAAAACTACAATTCTTTCATTTGGCTTAAATTCTTCCTTAAAAAGTGTTTTTAACTTACCATGTAATGAAGGTGCGTCTTGCCGATAATGGATCAAGTCAATAACATCAATTACGCTAATAGTCATGCAAGTTCCTCCAATGATTGTATATGTTTTCTAAATTTTCATATGGAATTATTTGCAAAGTATTTGCAATTTTTTGTAGGTTATCTATGATACTTTTATATTCTAGTAATTCACTTAGCGGGATCACAATATCGTTTTTTCCAACAGGAGGATTTTTAAAAAGATGAGTGAAGTTGTCTTCAATAATATTGTTCCTTATGAATCTATATAGACTGTTTGTTTTTACTTTGTACAGATTTTGGCTTTCAAAGCCAGCAATTTTATAACTGTCTCTATGTTCTTGTTGAGTAATTTCATAGCCATCATCTATTTTACGTGCAGAGTATCGTTTGCGCCATTTGCTTTTATAGAACCATTTTAAACTTGGCTGATCTAGCATAATAGTAATTATTTGATAATGCTGCATCCAATTTGGGATATTAAATTTATGTGTATGTAATGGTATCCACAAGTCGGCAAAATTTATTGGAAGATTTGATAAATCGTCCCCTCTTGTATATGTTGCACTGTAATATTGATTTATTGAATAGCAGTTTTTTGGTTCATTATCTAACCAAGAATCAAAATCGCTGGTAAAACTACTTTTAAACCATTCTGAATCAGATTGCTCAGTGTTATTCCAAGATTGTATATCGGGGTGAAATCCTAGAAGAGCACAAAGCATTTTACCTGCACCTCCTGGCGGATAACGCACAACAAGAAATTTTGCCACTAAAGATTCCTATAAATGTCCAGTAACAGATTATTATCGTAGTGATCGCTGGCAATAGCAGTTAGTTGATTAGTTACAATCTGATCTACACTTTCGAACTGCACATTACCCTGTATTTCATACTCTGATAAGTCTGTATTCTTTTGCGGCAGCAGTGTAATCTCACGCAGGTTATACTGCCCAATAAAAGTTTCTTTGATAAAATTGGCTTCTTCGTAACTGATATCAATGTCCAAGTTCACACGCACATGCATACCTGGCGCCAGTATGTCGTCGGCATGATCCAGTATTGCTGCCAAGCCTAACACACGGTATCTGGGTTGATCGGGCCAAGCATGATACTCAGGCTCTTTGCCCCATTCAATAACACACAGTCCTCTGTCATCATCACCAGCGTCTGCATAGTTGTGTGGAAAGCAGTTGCCAATATAAGTGATGTTGCCGTGGTTTTGTCTTTTGTGAAAGTGCCCTGTGTAAACTTGTTCACAGGCCCGAAACTGTTCACGTTTGACTTCACCGTGATCGGGCATCTGCACCATGGCGTTCATGTAAAAGTGAGGAAGTTCAAAGTGTCCAAATACATATTTGGTCTTTAGTTTTGGCACACGTTTGTAGTCATCACCTACCAACCAAGGTGCAATAGTTACATCACCTTCCGAGAACCAATCATTACAGATTCTAACATTGGGCAAATGTCTAGCCCACTCTACACTCTGTATGTCACGTTTGTCCCTATAGTACAAATCGTGGTTACCAGGGATAAAGTAGACCTGATCAAAGTTTGCGTTTAAATGCTCTAAGGCCTGCAGACTGTAGTTCAGTGTAACAATATTAATACTGGCACGGTTGTTGTGCCAGTCCCCCAGGAATAAAGCAGTTTCGCAGCCTTGGTCTCGTGCAGTCTGAGTAGCCCATTTGACAAAGTTCAAACAGTCTTCGTTATGCAGTTGACTGTTTGACTTTAAGCCAAAGTGTATGTCCGTGAACACGGCTGCTTTTTTGAATAGATTAGCCATCTATCTATTATAACTTCGTTTTTGGTCTACTGCAACTGGAAAAATTGTCATTCGTCGTAATATCCGCCACCACCACCAGTCATCATGCCCTGTCGTGTATAACTGGGGTTTAGGTTGTTCATTTCTAAAATGTCATCTCTGATATTTTGGTTACGTTTTTCAATGTTGAGCACACGAGTAAACGAGTTAGTAATTGCCGCAGTATAGTAAGCAAATGGGTTCTGACTCTTGCTTTCATCAAACTGTAAGCCAATTTGGCTTAACTGTAGCAGTGCCTGGCTACGCATTTCGTCGTTGTAAGTGTAGCCGCGCCAATTTGATCGAGTAGCATAACGCTCGCACAGTTTCATAAACATGTGTGCCAATTTGTTGGTCATTTGTCCATGCTCACGTGAAAATTCTCCCGACTCTAAATCGCCCCGCCAGTGACTTTTGCCTACCAGTACAGGTTCACCCTCGGCATCGACACGATAGTGATAAAACGGTGGAAAGTTTACTTTGACATACTTGTTATGTTTAGGATCTTCCTCGTCATACTCGGTGTGTGCTGGTTCGTCCTCATCGTCAACTAAGTCTTTAGCCTGTTGACGTGCTTTGTTAGTTTTGACTTCATCTAAGGGGATATGCTCCCAAGTCATTACACGAAACACACAGTCAGTTTGTGGGATTTTGGTATACTTAATTTCAAAATCTTCTAACTTTTGCTTTTGTCCTGTTTCTTTTACAGCCTGCTCATGTGCCAGTTTGGTCAAGCGTTCCGCCCTTGCACGGCGTGCAGCCACAATGTTTTTCTTATTGATTTTTTTGACACTGTCTACGATCATGTCAAAATTAGCAGCGTCTTGGTCCAAATAACTGCAATAGGTAGTTTTACTTTTGTGTATTTCTTTAAGAATATCTTTATTATTAAGGTAATTGTGTTTAATAACCGTTCTCCTTTATACTGTTATAATAGTAACATAGTTTTACTGGGTTGTCAATTCTTGAATGCAAAATTGGCATAATTTTTGGCGATAAATATTTTAAATCGGAATAATTATGGCAAATTTACAGCAAGGTCCTAGTAGTAACTCAGACAACACAGATCCATCTGGAGTTAGTCAAACTGCTGGGGTAGCACCACAACAACAGTTTGCATCAGGCGGAGATGCAAGTGCATTTCGTTTAAGTACCCTTGCAGAAGGCATTGTAAAAGGTGGAGCCTTTGCTTTGGAAGCCATAGCTGGTAGTGTATTTAACTTTAATTATACTGGTGCGAACCCTAGTTCAATTGGTCCTGACGATGACTGGCGTGTGCGTATTAGTATGCAACCACAGACTGCTGCATTGTTTTATAATAATCCAGGTAATCCTATATTGTACCCGTTGAGTCAAACCAATGGTGTAGTTTTTCCTTATACTCCACAAGTAGATATTTCACACCAGGCTGATTACACAGCGCAACCATTAACACATAGCAATTATCAAAGTTACTTTTATGACAAAAGTTCAGTACAACGTATAAACATTACTGCTGATTTTACTGTACAAAATATTCAAGAAGGACAGTATCTTGCTGCAGTTATGCAATTCTTAAAAAGCACAACAAAAATGTTTTTTGGAAATAGTCAACTAGCAGGTACACCACCTCCAATGGTGTTTTTAGACGGATATGGTCCAGCAATTTTACCACACGTTCCTTGTGTAGTGACAGATTTTAGTTATACTATGCCTGGTGATGTAGACTATATAAAAATACCAGTTGGCGCCAGTTTGCAAAGCACCGCCGGCAATCCCATACAAAATAGTAATTATGCAGTACCAGCAAGACTGCCCACTGCTTGTACATTACGTATCGGACTACAGCCAATTTACAGCAAAAATAACGTGGCAAGAAACTTTACACTAGAGCGTTATGCTGCTGGAGGCCTGATACAAGATTCACGTGGCGCTAGGGGAGGATTTATTTAATGGCACGGTCTAGTTCTAAGGTTGAATACAACTCAACAAGTCCTTATTACAATACACCGGTTATTGGAGGATACCTGGATTTAGCAAACATTCCTAGCATTCCTAAACTGCAAGGTGATGTTATTGTTACTGTAAACAAGACTTATCAGTATCGGCCGGACCTATTAGCATATGACTTATACGGTGATCCTGGATTATGGTGGGTGTTTGCTGTAAGAAACCCAAATGTAATAAACGATCCCATTTTTGACATGCGTATTGGTAAACGTATTGCAGTACCTAAAAAAGAAACATTACAAGGTATCATTACATAATGGCTAACCTTTTTGATTTTAGTGCCGAGTTCGAAGGCGTCGATCAGGCAATTCAAGAACAAACAGGCGCAGTATATAATGAACCAGATCCATTTGTAATACCGTCAAGTCGAAACACGACATCTGTAGTGGAATCGTTTGGTGCAGAGAATTTCGTACCTACAGGTAGTCTTAGTCCTTACTTGGTAGATGAAGCAGCCCAAGCACAAGTTGATGAATCGTTTATTCAAGAAGCAGAAGGTTTAAATGCACAACAATCTGCTTTTTCTCCTAGTCTGGTATCCCCTACCACAAAAGAACCTGTTTATACAGTAGAAGTAAGAGGTACTGCACCAGCACAACAACCACTTGTAAATCCCTTGCACGATTTTGAAAGTTATACCTACAATTTAAGTTTACATGCAATCACAATTGAAAATTTCAATAATTTAACAGACAGCCCACGTGGATATATTCCAACCGATGTTTTAATTGCAGGCGCTGGGCGTTACAGTGATAACTTTAAACGCAATCGCTTTTTTGAAGAAGACTTTTATTTTGAAAATCTAAGATTAGAGTCTATTGTTAACACAAAAAAGACAAATAGATTTAGTAATGTTGTTAATATAGAGTTTACAATCATTGAACCCGGTGGGTTTACTCTTATTCAAAGGTTAATTAGTGCTTGCGAACTTCCTCGCAGTCAAGGAGGAGTAGGAGGCCAAAATTATCTTAAACAGCCTTTCATATTACAAATTGATTTTTATGGACAAGTCGATGGTAATATAGGTGCTGGTATTATACCTAATCAAACAAAATTAATTCCAATTAAGTTAGTTTCAATGAACACTAAAATTGGTACAAAGGGCACACAATATGATTTCGAAGCAGTCCCTTATAACCATAATGCTTTTGACCCAACAAAAATAAACTTGCCAGCAAATTTCACCGTTAAAGCAGCAAAAGTTTATGATATATTTGGTGATGGTGAAGTCACAACAGAATCCACAGCAGAATCGCAAGCACTACAAGACCAAATTGAAGCCAGAAATAATTATAGTGAAACGTATGGAGCTGCATTGACAGAAGATAATGAAGGGGCAGCAGCAGTTCTCGCAAACCAAGGAATCTACCAAACTAAGGTTACGCAAACACTTGGCAAAACAGGAATAGCGGCTGGATTTAACAGTTATTACAAGACGTTAGAAGAAAAAAATAATTTAAAATACGATAGAATTAAATTTAGTTTAGATCCTGAAATTGGAGACTCGTTAATTTATACATCAGGACCAACTAGTATTTCTAATGCTGCAGAAACTGGTAGCACTGAAACTGCCGCTCAACAAGCAGGCGGAGCAAATAAAGGAACTATTGCTTTTAATGCCGGACAGTTAACTATACCTGCGGGCACAAATATTCAAAGTGTGATAGAATGGGCAATTACTAATAGCGAATATATGAGCAAACAGATAATAGGAGTACAAGGCGCGGGTGATCCCAGCAAAGGTGTTGTAAATCAAAGTGCTGAAATACTTAAATTGGTAAAAATCGTACCAAGAGTTAAAATCAGAGAATACGATCCTACTAGAGCAAATTACAGTTATGACATAACTTATATAATTAGAAAATTCCTAGTTAATAGTAGGACACCAAACGCACCGCAAGGCAGAGTGCAAGGGTGGGTTAAAGAATACAACTACATTTATACCGGAGGTGTTAGTCCTTATACCGGTGATGTAGCAGTTAATAGAGACGTAATTAATCTTGATTTAGATTTTAACATGTTGTTTTATACAGCAATTACTGGATTTAGAGAAAAAAACAAACTGTTTACAACCGGCGCAACTCAAGCCAATGGTGCAGATGATTTACAGACAATATTGAATGAAAATGCCAGTGGGTTCGAAGGCGATCCGGGAAATACTCCTAGTACACAAACAACTAACCCAGCAAAGGCATTAGAAGATCTTGTTGAACGTGCAGAAGTTGTATACCAGTCTGGTAGTAAAAGAAATCAAACTAGAACAGGTGCCGGCCAAGCTGGCGTTCAAGCGAGTGCAGATATATTAAACAATCAACTTTCTGATGCTAGAGGTGATATGATCAACGTGTCACTTACTATCACAGGCGATCCCCATTGGATTAAACAAGACGACATTCTTTATAATCAAAATTTAGTTGGACAAACTAGTAGACTTACTCCTAATAACAGTCTTTACACTGACAGCGGTGAACTTTATGTTTACTTAAACTTTATGAGTCCCGTAGACTATGATGAATCAACCGGACTTGCTATACCTTTTGGATCTTCATATAATTACAGCCTTTTTTCTGGTGTCTACAAAGTTATAACTGTTACGTCGACGTTTAGAGGAGGAGAATTTCGACAAATATTAGAGTTGATTAGACTTCCCATTAGCGACCAGAATAGACTTAAAGAAGCACAGAGTGCATATAGACAGGCCTATGGTTTTGAAATTGGTACAGGACAAGGCGTAGCATTTCAAACAAGTCAACTTGCAGGTCAACGAATTTTTGGTACTATACTAAGTGGAGCACTTTTAAATGGAGGTGCTGGATTAGAAAGCCTTGCTGCTGCTGCAACCAAAAAAGTATTTGGCGAAGTACAAAACATTGTAGCAAAAGAAATTGGTAGATTAACTTCGGATATTTTCGATAGCAGCATTGCTGATAACGCAGCTGATGCTCTTTCTTCGATTAATTTTGATGACATCGGAGGCGTCAACGCTACATTCCAAGACCTTGGAACTGATCTTGTTAATAGTTTAGATTTCCTAGATGTTGAAGTAGGCGACCCTACGCAATTTACCAGTGATGTAGATTTCCTAGGCGACTGGTTGTGAAGATAATTAACTAATATGGCGCAACTACCTTATCAGAATAATAAGAAAAAACCAGAATGGAGTGAAAGTTCAAGCAGTATTTTCACTCCAACTATCGGTATCTACAAAGGTCTGGTTAAAAAACTAGACAACGGAACACGTAGTGGGCGCCTGTATGTATATGTTGAAGATCTAAGCACTGCCACTAGCAACGATCCCAGCGGTTGGATTCTAGTAGATTATGCTAGTCCATTTATGGGCAGAACATTAGGTCCTGCACAAAAAGGCGCAGTGACCAATACTACAAATACTTTCTTTACAACACAACAGAGTTATGGTTTCTTTATGACTCCACCGGACATTGGAAATTATGTGCTTTGTTGTTTTCCGGGCGGCAATAACCAAAGTGGTTATTGGTTTGCTTGTGTAAGTAACAGTCTTAGTAAACAAATGATACCCAGTATCGGTGGCCTGCCTTTAAGCAGAATTGATCCTGCCAGCGTCCCTCCAAATTTTTCAAGTTATCTCAGGCCAGGCCAAATCTATCCTGTAGGAGAATTTAATGAAAACACGCAACAAGTGTTTACATCTAACTGGGCTACTGCTACTCTTAAACCTCTACATATTCCACAGTTTACCAGACTACTAACACAGGGCCTAGATACAGACGCAAACGGAAGAGGAGTAATTAGCAGTAGTATACAACGTGACCCAGTAAGCGGAGTTTTTGGTTTTAGTACTCCTGGCAGACCTACAAACGATCCTGCAAGTGATCCAGATTTAAATGTAAAATTAGCATCGGGTGAAATAGATCCTGTAAACTTTGTTGCAAGTAATAGAGTGGGTGGTCACAGTCTCACAATGGATGACGGTGATTTATACGGCAACAATAACGTTGTAAAACTAAGAACTAGTGCTGGCCACCAAATATTCATGAATGACACAGATGGATTCATGTATATTGCCAACAGTAATGGTACTGCCTGGGTTGAACTTACTAAAGAAGGAGATGTTCTAGTTTACGGGCAGCGTGATATCAGTATTCGTAGCCGAGGTAACTTAATGATGCACAGTGACCGTAGCATTATGATGAATGCTCGCGGCGCCATAGACTTAAAAAGTCAAGCACTGAGAGTAGAAAACACAGCAACAATTATAAACTCAGAACAGGCAATTCAAAATTACGCTCAACAAATTTCGATAAATGGAACCAGCGGAGTAAGCGTTTATGGTAGCAAAGCCAGTATTACAGGTCTGGGTGGCTTGAGTCTGACAGGATTTCCTATTAGTATGAATAGTGGGACACCAGGCCAGCCACCACAAGCACCTAAAACGTTAAATCAATATCAACTACCAGATACTAGTTTTGTCCAAGGCCAAGGATGGGCAGCAGTTGATGGAGTGCTTCCATCAATTGCATACAGAGTTCCTACACATGAACCTTATGTTAGAGGAAATGTTGCAGCACTAATCCAACAACAAGAAGAAATATTTTCTGGAGGTACTGCTACTGTAGACGGAAATCAGGAAAATCAGATTAAATCGGTGAGTAGAGCAAACCTTAAACCCGGTATAGATGCTGCAAATATTTTAGGAATATCACAAGGTTCAGCAGCACCCACGGCAAATTATATTACTCAGCCTTCTACATTGTCATTGGGCGATTTAAATAGCACTCAACTGAGAGCATATTCTGCGCAGGTAGGATATAATGCCAGCGGATCAGCATACGATGCTTACGACAGTCAAGGTCGCTTAGGGAAATATCAGATATCCCCTCAAGAATTAGTTAACCAAGGCTTTTTAAAACCCGATACTCCAAGAACCTTGGACGGAGTTAATAACCCTAATAACTGGACAGGTAAATTCGGTACAACAAGTGCTAATACTTTTTTCCAAAATACGCCATTACAGGATGCTGTAATGTACCAATATACTCAAAGCAACTATTCTAAATTACAAAATATAGGCTTGATTGATTCCAGCAGTTCCTCAGATGAGATTGCTGGATTATTAAGTGCTTCTCATTTTAGCAACCCAGAAACTGTTTCAGTATGGGCAACTAAAAATCAAGATTTATCAAACACAATTGCTAAAAATTACAATAATGGAAGATATAGTCAGACACAGGTTACTGTTTTAGAAGCCAGCGACCGAAGCAAACAAATTGCTTCGACCACTCCAACAGCGTAATAATCTCGATAAATATTCATATGCCTATTCTATACAAAGGATTTAGTACAGTTGGTCGAAAAAAACATTTTCGCTTGACAGACTTTGAACTTGTAAAACAGGACCTTACAAACTATTTTAATATTCGTAAGGGTGAAAAACTGTCTAATCCTGATTTTGGAACTGTAATTTGGGACACTATCTTCGAACCATTAAATGAAGATACAAAAGCCGTAATAATGCAGGATATAAAACGTATTATCGGATATGATCCCAGAGTAGCAGCACAGAATGTCATTGTTACTGAATATGATAGAGGCATTCAAATTGAAATAGAATTAATTTATGTGCAGACAAATCAAGTCAGCACTTTACAACTGCAATTTGACGAACAAAGCAGAACTGCTTATCAGTTCCAATAAAACCCCGGTTTTTCCAACCAGATAAATATCTAAAACGGAACAAGTATGGCCACTACCACGAGACAAAGCAGTTTATTAGTCAATCAAGATTGGACTAAGTTGTATGAAAGTTTCAGAGCAGCAGACTTTCAAGCCTATGATTTTCAGACCTTACGCAAAGCCATGCTGGACTACTTGCGTTTGTATTACCCAGAAGATTTCAACGATTATACAGAAAGCAGTGAATATATTGCCCTTGTTGATCTTATTGCTTTTATGGGCCAAAGTCTTGCATTCCGCACAGATTTAAATGCCCGTGAAAACTTCATTGACACTGCTGAACGCAGAGATAGCATTTTAAAACTAGCCCGCCTTATTAGTTACGTTCCAAAACGTAATCAAACTGCCACAGGATATTTAAAGTTTGATAGCATCCAAACTACAGAATCTCTATTTGATAGTAGCGGCCTGGATATTAGTAATTCAGTAATTGCTTGGAATGACAGCACAAATCCTAATTGGTACGAACAATTTGTTACGATTTTAAACGCTGCTATGCCCACAAGTCAAAGTGTAGGTGAACCATCTAATAGTGCCACAATTGGTGGAATATTAACAGACGAATATAATGTAAACGTGCCAACCAATACTCTTCCTGTTTTTAAATTTAATGCAACAGTAGAAAATGCAAATTTAGGATTTGAAATTGTTAGTGCAACTAGTGCAAATCGAAGTTACGTATATGAAGCAAGTCCCGCACTAGGTCAGCCTTTTAATATTCTTTACAGAAATGATAGTTTAGGTAACGCCAGTAACAATACTGGTTTCTTTTTTTACTTCAAACAAGGCAATTTACAAAATCTAGATTTTAATTTTAACGAAAGTATTCCAAACAATTTAGTTAATATTAATACTAACAACGTTAACAACACAGATGTTTGGTTATACCAACTTAACAATCTAGGTGGGATACGTGCCGAATGGAGCAAGGTACCTAGTGTAAATGGGTTTAACATCATTTACAATAATAACGCAGCAAAAACTAGTTTCCAAGTTACTACACGAGTAAATGATCAAATTGATTTAGTTTTTAGTGATGGAACATTTAGTGCTATCCCAACTGGAAGATTTAGAACATATTTTAGAACCAGCAGTGGATTAGAATATAAAATTACACCCAACAATTTAAGAAGTATCAATATATCTATTCCATACGTAAGCCGCAAAGGTAGATTAGAAACATTAACTGTTGTTGCAAGTTTAAAATATACTGTAGCAAATGCAGTTGCAAGAGAAAGCAACACAGAGATTAAAACAAAAGCACCACAACAGTACTATACACAAAATCGTATGGTAACTGGGGAAGATTATAACATTTTTCCTTACACAAATTACAGCACCATAAGCAAAGTAAAAGCAGTAAACCGTAGTAGCAGTGGTGTTAGTAGGTATTTGGATGTGTTAGATAGCACAGGCAGGTATAGTAGCACAAATATTTTTGCTGATGATGGTGTGTTATACCGAGAAGAAAGTACAAACAGTTTTGATTTTACCTGGAGTACAACTTCCGATATTAATCGAATTATTCAAAATAATATTCTACCTATTATCAGAGGAAAACCTTTATTACACTTTTATTATGACAAATTTTTAAGGTTCGGCCTTACTAGTTATTATTGGAAACGCAGCACAGTAGGATCGGGATCCAGTACAGGATATTTTGTAACTGCATCTGGTGGCTCAATTGCTGCTCAGGTAGGTGCAGGAACAACAGGCAATCCTTCATATGTAACTGAAAATAGCATTGTAATTTTTAGTCCAGGTGCAGGAAATTATTTTAATGCAGAAAACTATATTACTCCTATACCTGCTTCGGGCGTAATTCCTCAAAACGGCCGTACCGAACTTTATGTTACTATTACACGCCTAATAGGAAATGGCACACAAGGTAATTTAAGTGATGGATCTGGACCTATTGCGTTAAGTCAAAATGTTCCAAATAACGCACAGGCGATCACAGTTATTCCTGCGTTTAGCAATAGTTTTAGCGCCTCATTGATAGCCAGATTAATTCAACTGATTTCTTCATATAGCGAATTTGGAATTAGGTACGATCAAGAATTGCAAGCATACGCAATTGTTTCTGCACAAGATATAGACGCCGCCGGCGAATTTAGCCAAACAAACCAAGGTAGTGAACTAGGTATTAACAATGACAGTAGTTGGATAATGAACTTTACATTGAACGCTACGACTTATAGTGTACAAACCCGTCAACTTAGTTATATCTTTCAAAGTGTAAGTGAAACTAAATTTTATTTTGATGATAGTTTTAAAATATTTGACTCAACTACAGGATTAACTGTGAATGACAATGTCAATGTACTAAAAGTTAACGGAAACCCTGATACAGGAGCACCTTATACCAATAACTATCCATGGTATATCTATGGACAGATTGCAGAAAGTGATGGCTATGTTGACAATAGTAAAGCATTAATTACTTTTTCAGACTTTGATGATGATGGAGTCCCAGACGATCCCGATATTTTTAATACTATTGTTCAGCCCGACACAGACCCATTGGAAAAATTTATCTACTTACAAAAAGTTTACGGATACGAAAGTTTTGTTACTTACAATATATTAGATAAATCCTTGGTAGATTCGGGGTACGCAACTGAAGATGATATTTTACCTAATGTTAACAATTATCCTTTGGGACAAATTTTCTATGCAACAACTGAAGAAAACTTTTACGTATTGGGCGGCACAAATACAAATAGAACACTGACTTTATCTAACGATTATTTGGCACGAACTGGAAGACAAGGTTTGTATTTTCAATATAGACACAACGCACCAGCAACAAGAAGGCTTGATCCAAGCCCAAATAATTTAATTGATCTTTACATCTTAACTAAAGAATACGAAAATCAATATAGAACTTGGGCTTTGGATACAACAGGAACCGCCACTGAACCTGATGAACCAGATAGTGAGACATTACGATTATCTTTTCAAGACTTAGAAAATTATAAATCTGTCAGCGATGCAATCATTTATAATAATGCTCAATTTAAACCATTGTTTGGATCTAAGGCAAGACCAGAACTGCAAGCAACCTTTAAAGTAATTAAAAATCCTAACCTTAATCTTAGCGACAGTGAGATAAAAAGTCAGGTACTAACAAGTATTAATAATTATTTTGCTGTAAACAACTGGGACTTTGGTGAAACTTTCTATTTCACTGAGTTAGCAACATATATTCAACAAGGACTTGCTCCTGCTATTAACAGTATAATCATTGTACCAAATAGTGATAGTCAGACTTACGGAAGTTTGCAACAAATTAGTAGCCAAGCAAATGAAATTTTAATTAGTGTTGCTACTGCACAGAATATAGAAATAATCACTAGTATTACTGCTGCTCAACTCAACCTCGAAAATCAAGCGGTAAATACTATTATTAATTAAAAACTGGCATGGCAATAACTAAAACTTTACCTTTCCTTCCTAGTGTTTTCCAAACCGAGACTAACGATAAGTTTTTAAGCACTACCCTTGATCAGTTAGTGACGGAGCCAAATCTCGTTCCTATTAATGGATATGTTGGCAGAAAGTTTACACCAGGTTGGTCTGGAATAGAATCTTACGTAAGAGAACCAAGTGGGGTTAGAGCAGATTATCAACTTGAACCAACCACAGTTGTTAAAAATGCTGCAGATGCAGACTCTGTTGAATTTTATAACACTTATCCAGAATTGCTGCAAAAAATTCAAGAACTTGGGGGCAACGTTGCAGATCAAGATAGGTTATTTACTAGTCAATTTTATACATATGATCCTAAAATAGACTATGATAAGTTTGTAAATTATAGTCAATATTATTGGTTACCTGCCGGCCCTGATTCTGTAACTGTAAGTGCTACTAATATTGCAACTTCAAGGACATATTACGTTTATCCTGAAGACAACATTAATGTTTACCGATTTAGCAGCGAAAGCAATGTTGGCAATCCTGATATTATTGTTGTAAGAGAAGGAACGTATCAGTTTGTTGTAAATCAGCCCGGCAAAAAATTCTACATTCAAACAGAACCTGGTTTAAGCGGAAGACAAACAAATAATAATAATTTAAGTTCTAGAGAGATCGAAGGTGTTACTAACAACGGTGATGATGTTGGTACAATTACCTTTAATGTTCCTATAAGTACTGCCCAAGACAATTTCTTAAATGCAACAAATGTTGCAGATGTCGGGTTTGTAACAAATTTAAAATATAGCCAAATTGACCAACAACTGTTAAGCACAGTTGCTGCATTGGGTGGTATAGATGGTGTAACTGCGAACACATTACTCGATGGCCAAAGTTTAGTTTTTGGTACTTATTACAGCGACAGTGCAGATTGGGATAGCGGTAGCGGTCCTGTTAGTGCAGGACTACGCTATGGAGTTTGGGATATTACTTTAACACCAAGTGGCGGAGATTACTTAATTAGTTTAAGTTCAGGAACTGCCATACCAACAGGTAATAAAGTTACAATTTTAAGTGGTCTAAATTATGGTAATACAGAATGGTACAAAAATACATCAGGTTATCTGAGTCAAGTTCCTGTTATTACTGCACCATTTGACACGTTGTATTATCAAGACAGTGAGGATGCAGAACAATATGGTCGTATTCAGATCCTTAGTGCAGTAACAAAAACAATAGATGTTAATACAGATATTATTGGTAGAAAAAATTATATTAGTCCAAATAAAATTACTTTTACTAACGGACTTAAAATTAAATTCGATAATACCGTAACACCTGAAGTTTACAGAAACAACGAATACTATGTAGAAGGAGTTGGCGATTCAATAACTCTTACTCCGGTAGAATGGTTAAGTGTTTTTTATAGTTCTAGCCAAGAAAATTTTAGCCCAGTTGTTCGTTTTGTAGGTACTACAACTTATGCAAATTTAAATCAATCGAGAACACAACTAAGCATCGAAAGTAATGTTGATCCTTATACTGCAAATATTTCAACAGATTATGCCAGTTCAGGAGAAAACCGAAACAACATTTTCTCCAGCAACTTAAGTTTTCAATTTCCTTACAGAGGTGGGTTTAATACTGTTGGAGATAACGCTGACAATTTATTTCGAACAGGGACAATAGGTATGTCTTTGGTAGGAATACCATTTTATGGTCCAACCAATGAAGCATATATAGAAGGTAAAAATGCAACTTCGTGGCACTACAATTCCCCATATGTTAAAATTAATGGACAAGATACCTATGGTGGTTATCCTGATTCAAATGGCATTTACCACTACAACGACAGCACGTTCATTACTGCAAATGCTTGGGGAAATGTTGCTGGCCTGGGTAGCAATCTGTATGTGGAAACTGACGGGCATAGCACACTATTAGGGTATGCTATAGACGGATATCCCATATACGGACCTTACGGGTATTCCAATCCTATGGATAAAGATAGCGGCGCAGTATTAATGGTAAGCAGTTATCAAGCAGATGATGGTGCTTCTTATAGGCCTTTATCTAAACTGGTTACTGTTACTGCTAACAACACTTCTGGGTCTAATATAACACTAAATTCGACTTTTGAACTTGAGCCCGGCATGAGGCTTACATTTAGTTCTAATGCTAGTATAACAACCCCAGACGAGTACTGGATTGTTGCTGCCGGCCAACAATCCAGCGTCGGCCTTCCAAATAATAATTTAGGATTAAATCAGATCCAATTAAACAAAGACCTAATAATTTATGCAAATACAGACATACAATTTGGCTTTCCTTCTGGTTCATTCATTGAGGATTATACGTACCAAGAAGGATTGGGTTCATTAGATAGGTTTAATGGTAGATATTGTGTAACGCCCGACTATCCCAACGGGACCTATGCATACTTCTCGACTCAAGACACAACGGGTGTACCCACATACCCTTATTTTGTCGGACAAAATTTCTATGGTAGTTTGGATATTAGTGATATCAATCAATTGACTGAACCAGACTATATTACCATTGATAGATCGAGTAGGGACCAAAATCCGTGGAGTAGACGCAACCGTTGGTTTCATAAAGAAGTTCTTGCACAAACAGCAAGTTATAACGGAACTTCATTGATTAGTTTAGACACTTATCAAAGAGCACAAAGACCTATTGTTGAGTTTATTCCTAATTTACAGTTAACTAACTTTGGCAATCTTGCACTAATACCTGTTGATATTTTTGATACCACGATTACACAACCATTCAGTGCAGTAGAAGGGGTCACTGGTATTTTCTTAGACGGTGTCAGGATCGTCGATGGTATGCGTATTATTTTTGCCAACGACATTGATCCGTTAACACGAAACAGGATTTATGTTGTACGCTATGTTGACCAAGACGGTATTCCTTCAACTGCTCCTATTTTAACACTAAAACTAATCGTAGCCTATGACGGCATCCCTGATCCAGGCGAAACTGTTAGTGTTCTGAATGGTGTTAGTAACGGTGGTAAAAGTTATTGGTTTAACGGTGGCCAGTGGGTAGAAGGTCAGGTAAAGACTGGACTTAACGTTGCGCCTTTATTCGACATTTTTGACGAAGATGGTAATAGTTTCACTGATAGGGACATTTATCCGTCAGTGAATACTGCAACAACATTTGACGGAACAAAACTATTCAGTTATCGAGAAGGAACTGGTACAGATGACAGTGTTCTTGGGTTTCCTTTAAGTTACAGATCGCTTAACAATCAAGGTGATATAGAATTTGTAAACAACTTTGATGTTGATACTTTTGGTTACACCACAGATGGTGTCACAGAAGTAATAAAAAATATTAGTTTAGGTTATATTCATCGGAACAATGTTGATGGTACAACTACTAAATTAACATGTTGGAATACAGTAGTAGAAAACACTAAACAATATCAAATTTTTAGTTATGAATTTGATGGAATAAACAACGATTTTAGTTTTGATATTGCGCCAAGTCAAAACACTGCTATTCCTAACCTACAAGTTTTAGTAAACTTTAAAAATCTGCAACAAACACAATATCAGGTAGAAGTAAGGCCAAATAATCAAAGATCAATTTCTATCAATAATAATCTTTTAAAATCTGGAGATAAGATAGATATTAAAGTTTACAGTACCCAAGTGTCTTCGCTTGGTTATTTTCAAGTACCTGATAATTTAAATTTCAATGTACAGAACGAAGTAGTTTCTTACCCTACGTTAGGACAAATTAGAAACCATGTAGGAAAACTTGTAAGAAGTAGCACACAATTTATAGGCGGGTATCCGGGCACTAGCAACCTTCAAGATTTGAACTTGACAGCATATCCTGGGGAAATACTACAACAAAGTAGTCCTATTAGTTATGCCAGTATGTTCTTAGTTGACAAAGACTTCAATTTTGTCAATAGCATTTATAATGCACAACAAGAGTATACCAGATTTAAGAATAAGTTTTTAAGTATTGCGACCAGCACCAATCAAATTGACTATAACGATCCTGTTTCTGGTGTAAACTACATTCTGAAAGAAATTAACAAAGTAAAAAATGATACTTTTCCTTGGTTTTATAGTGATATGGTACCATATGGCGACAATGTTAATGTAATATCCTATACTGTTTTTGATCAATTACAAACCAACTATGAAATTACAACAACATTTAGCCTAAGTACACTGAGTAACCAGGCTATACTTGTTTACTTAAATGGTGTTCAGTTACTCAATGGGTATGATTATACTTTCTTAGCATCAGGTCCTGGCATTGCTTTAAGTTCTAATCTTTCAAGAAGTGTCGGAGATACATTAAAAATATATGAATATAGAAATACAGACGGAAACTATATTCCAGAAACACCAACTAAATTAGGCCTTTATCCAAAGTTTAAACCTGAACTAGTGGCAGATAGTACTTATAGAACACCTATCTATGTAATAGTTGGCCACGACGGCAGCAGAACCCCAGCATTTAATGATTTTAGAGATACCTATCTATTAGAATTAGAAAAAAGAATCTATAATAATATTAAACAGGAATACAACGAAGATCAACTAAGCATCTACAACAGCATGCCTGGCAAGTTTAGAACTAATGATTATAGTTTAACAACTTACAATAGAATCATTAGTCGCAGTTTCCTGTATTGGGCAGGACAAAATAAAGTAGACTATAGCACAAACACAACTTACAACTCGGAAGATCCATTTACTTGGAACTATAGGACGGCTAAAGACAGCGACGGAGTATTTTTGCCAGGCAGTTGGCGTGCTTGTTACGAGTATTTTTACGATACTGTCAGGCCACACACAAATCCGTGGGAAATGTTGGGATTCAGCGAACGTCCTGATTGGTGGGTATCTACTTACGGTCCTGCACCTTATACCAGTGGCAACACAATACTATGGACAGACTTAAAGAACGGATACATTGCTGGTGGCAGTAGACAAGGATACGATACAACGTTTGCAAGATCCACATTACTAAGCATTATACCGGTAGATGCCCAAGGAAATCTGCGTAGTCCTATTGAAATACTTACTAACAATTATGATATTTCCAATATGGATGAAAATTGGAGTGTAGGCAATTGGGGTCCTGGTGAGTATGCTTGGAGGACTAGTAGTGATTGGCCTTATGCTCAGCAGATAGTTATGGCATTGACCAAGCCTGCCCAGTATTTCGCATTAGGGATTCAGAAAAACAAATATGTTTACAGTTCAGTAATCAATCAGTACACTGTAACTGACACAAATTATAGACTGACACCATCAGATGTAGATATAAACGGAGACCAAGATGCCGATGGCAGTATTATCCGTTCTGCCGGATATTTAAATTGGATAAACGATTATCAAGTCAGTAATGGAGTATTGACAAAAACAAAACTTAATAGGTACTTGCACGATTATAAAATAAATCTTGCTTACAGAATGGCTAGTTTTAGTGATAAGAAACTGCTAAAAGTTTTAGCGGATCAGAACAGTCCTAGTAGCGTGAATAGTTCAGTTATTATTCCAGATGAAGATTACGAATTAATTTTAGGTAAATCTACTCCTTTAAGTAAAATAAAATACAGTGCAGTAGTAATTAAGAAAGTAGCCACTGGATTTGAAATTAACGGATATGATAGATCAAATCCAGTGTTTAACATTGTTGCCCCAAATATTGATAACGAATCGGATGTTATAACTGTTCTTGACCGGCAAGTCCAATATTTTACTAAGTTTAGAAATTATCGATTGACAATCCCTTACGGTACAGTTTTAACAACTATTCAAGACGTTGCTAATTTTATAGCAGGATATGAAAGATTCTTACTATTGCAAGGATTCTCATTTGACTACTTTGATGAAGATCTGGGACAAATAAGAAATTGGCAATTAAGTACAAAAGAATTTATATTTTGGACTCAACAAGGCTGGCCTGTAAATTCTGTAATAGTTTTAAGTCCATTTGCAGAAAGAGCAAAGATCAGAACTAGGAACGCTTTTGTAGAAGCCATAGAAAATAGTTACTATGGTACCAAAGTAATGGATCAGAACTTTCGTATTCTTGATAATGACACATATACCGTTAGAAGAGATCCACAACAGTTTTATTTAGAAATTGATGACATTAATAATAACAACTCTAGACTAATCGGTTATATCGAGTGTAATCTTATCCAAATTGAAAATGTATTGATTTTTAACAATACAACTCAATTTAATGACATTATTTACAATCCTCAGTCCGGAGAGCGTCAGTATAAACTAAAACTTATTGGACAAAAAACAGGCGAGTGGACAGGAAGTCTTTATGCGCCAGGATACATTTACAATGAGCCAGGCGTACCCGAATGGAGACAAAATAAAGACTACCTTAAAGGTGACCTCGTTGAATACAAAACCTTTTATTATGCTGCAAAAGAAAATGTGCCCGGATCAGTAGAATTTAATTTTACTGATTGGAATCCAGTTGATAAAGATGCAATAAAAACAGGTCTTTTAAAGAACTTTAGTTTCAACGCTGGTCAGTTCACTGATTTTTATGACACTAACAAAGTTAACATCGAGTCAGAAGATGACCAATTGGGTTTCGGATTGATTGGCTTTAGAAGTAGGTCTTATCTAAGCAATTTTGGTGTTAACGACGCAAGTCAGGTTAAGTTATACCAAGGCTACATTAAGCAAAAAGGAACAAGGAATGCTATTAATTCATTGGCACAAGTAAGTCAGGATCCTTATACACCTACAGTAGGTGTTGATGTAAACGAACAATGGGCATTCAGAGTCGGTAGTTATGGTGCTTTAGAAACTAATCAAGAAGTTGAAATAGTTTTGGATGAAAGTTATTTCCTAAGCAATCCAACAAGTTTGACCGTAAATCCCAATAACTCGATTACCTACAGTAGTATTTACACACGGCCCGATGACTTATATAGGACAACAACTATACCTTTTTCTAGTCCGTTTTTATTAACAAGAACAGACAATACACCTAGAACTGATGACATACTGACTGCTGGATTTCCTAACATAGAAGATGTAGACTATACATTATTCAACTTAAATGACCTTAGCACTCTCAACGCTAATATTAACCAGATTGGATCAGGAACAACTATTTGGGCCGCAGTAGACTTTAACAAGGACTGGAATGTTTATTATGTTACCAGTATCCATGCTTCTGTAATTGAAATTGGAAATGCACTCAATGGCCGAGTAAGTTGTTTAACAAGTGGATTTCATAATTTAAGTAAAAATGATGTAATAGTGTTACAAAATGCTGAACAATTTTCAGGATTTTATAAAGTTTTAGAAGTAAATGGATTGAACTCATTTACTATTGAAACAGATTTAGATCTTAACGGGTTTAGCGGAGCAAGTGTAGATGCACCAGCCTATAAGTTGCAATCTTTAAGATATGACTATGCAACACAAATTAATTCTTGGACTCCAATAGACGGTTGGGCCGTTAATAGTAAAATCTGGATTAACAAGAATACAATAGATAGCGAATGGGGTGTCTACAATAAGACTGAGCCGTGGAGTGCCAACGTTAGTTTACCACAAAGCCAGTATTTTACAAATGGCTTGTTTGGTTCTAGTTTAAAAATTAGTACAGATAATAATTTTGTAATTGTTGGACAACCGGGATATAATGGAAATATCGGATCTGCTGTAAACTATAAAAAATCTGGAAGCGGGTCACTAAGTCTTGACAGAACTATTACAGGATCTTCTAGTAACTTGCGGAGTTTTGGATTTAGTTTAGAAAGCCAAAACAATGTTGTTGCAGTCGGCGCACCAGATTCTGGAACAAACGGAGAAGGTTATACTTACATTTACACTAGAGATTTTACAGGAGCATTGGCCTTAAATCAGATACTAAGTGCAAGTAATGTAGACACAAGAAAATTTGGTTACAGTGTTGCAATGAGTTCTGACTACCAATGGCTCTATGTGGGCGCCCCAGACACTGATCAGGTAATTGTTTACGGCTGGGATTCTTCAGTTGAAGAAGAAGTTGATACATTAACTGGAGACGGTAGTACTAGTTTTACGCTGACTTTTGATCCTGCAGGCACCGAACTAGTTACAGTTAGTAACACGACAACAGAGTTTGTTCCTTATAGAGATTTTACAGTAAGTACCTTTGGGATTACATTCACTGCTAATACATCGGTCGATACATATGTTGTTAGACAACTCGGCCCTGGCTATAGAGAAATTACTACAATAAGCGGAACTGCAAACACTAGTTTTGGTTTTAGTGTCGCTACGAGCACAGAAGGAGCACAGGTTGTTGTAGGTGCCCCCACTTCTAATGTAACTGTTGGTAATACAAGTCTTCAAAGCGCAGGAACAATTAGTGTTTACGATAGATCTATCGAAAAGTTTGTTGCTATTTCTGGCCAAACAGATTTTGGAGGTGTGCGTAATCCAGTAAGCATTACCAAAGTATATATAGGAAGTGAACTACAAGTTAATGGTATTGATTACATTTTTTCAGGAGCAATCTGTCAGTTTGTAGTTGCGCCTGGCGCCGGCAAAATTATTACAATTGAAACAGACGAATTTAGTCAAGTTGAAGAAACCGCAGCCGACTCACCACTAGCGGAAAACCAGTTTGGCTATAGTGTTGATTTATGTTCTTATAATTGTAGCATTTATGCAGGAGCACCTTATTATAGCAGTAATGAAGCAGCAGGAAAATTTCAAACTGGTGCAGTTTATCGTTTATTGAATCAAGGACGGATTTACGGTAATATAACTGGCGAGGTACAAAATCCAACAGTAACATCTGCTGACAGCATTAGACTAAATGATTATGAAGTAATTTTTACTGGTTCATCGCTCACACAAGTAGTATCTGATATTAATAATAAACAAGTTCCTGGAGTTACTGCTTCTAACGCCAATGGATACCTTAGTATTGTAAGTAGCGGAACAATTTCTACTGACAAACTTCGTGTATTACCGGGCACCGGATCTGCACTAACTGATTTAGGATTAGATGTATTCCCGCAAACTGAAATTATTTTAAACCCAACAAACTTTGCATTTGACCAGTTCGGCCAACGTGTGCTAATAGATAATACCAGCGAAAGACTTGCTATCGGTAGTACAGAAGCGATTACTATTGCAGACACCACATTTGATCTTGCAACTTTTGAAACAATTTTTGATGCCAATGGCACAAGATTTAAGGATGAAGTGGATTCTGGCGCCGTGTGGATCTTTAATTTACTAAGTGATAGTAGAGAAAATATTGACAATCCAAGCCAATTTGCTTACGTTCAACAATTAAAACCAAGTAATATAACATCCCCTGATTTTAATATTACTGAAGGCATGAAATTTGGAAGTGCTTTTGATTTACAAAATCAAAAAATCTACGTTGGTGCAAAGAATGAAAGCACATTCGAAACGAACGCAGGCGCAGTGGCATTATTTGTTAATCCAGATAATTTGTACGGTTGGGATCTGTATAGGTACGAAGAAGCAAAAATTGATACTACAGCCCTTATTAAGAGTTACACATACAGTGCTGAAAATCAGTTAATTATAGATAATTTAGATTTTATTGACCCAGTTAAAGGAAAGATTCTTGGTGTAGCTGAGCAAGATATTACATACAAAGTTGACTACGATCCAGCAGTTTATAATAATGGAACATTAGATACTGTTAGCATTGACCCTGAATTTTATTGGACAGATAAACGTGTTGGACAAGTTTGGTGGGATCTGAGCACAGTACGTTTTCTTGATTACGAGCAAGGCTCGGTACTATACAGGACAACAAACTGGGGCAGAGTTTTTCCTGGAAGTAGTATTGATGTCTACGAATGGGTAGAGAGTGATTATCCACCGAGTCGTTATGTAGAAACAGGTGGCGACGGCGAGCCTAAGTATCCAGACAACAGTGCTTACACAACAATTTCATACGTTGATCCGCAATCTAACACAACTCTAGTTAGGTATTATTACTGGGTTAAAAATAAAACAAATGTAACTG